GGAGGATTGGGTAATGGAGCTGCTAATTTCTCATTTGCAGGTACCTTTATAAACAGTTTGAACAACCCTGTTACTGTTCAATCAGTAAATCTAACCACAATTACCAAAAGTACCAGTGGAACTGATATAGAACCCATAGAATCAGTTAAATATTTTGCTCCAAGACTGTATGCTGCACAATTTAGAGCGGTTACAGCAAGAGATTATGAGGCAATTATACAAAATATCTACCCAAACACTGAATCTATATCAGTTGTTGGGGGTGAAGAGTTAGAACCACCCGAATTTGGTACTGTTAGAATCAGTATTAAACCAAAAAATGGAGATTTTGTCTCTGATTTTGATAAAGACTTCATTTTAAGTAAATTAAAGAGTTTTGCATTAACAGGAATTAACCAAAAACTTGTTGATATTAAAATTCTTTATGTTGAAGTCGAATCTTCAGTTTATTTCAACTCATCTCAGGTTACAAACGTCGATAATTTGAAGACAAACGTTGCAAATTCACTTCAATCCTATTCAGATTCAGTAGATTTGAGTAAATTTGGAGGAAGATTTAAATATAGTAAGGTCTTGAACGTAATTGATGATGTAGATCGTGCAATTACCTCTAATATTACGAGAGTTAAGATCAGAAGAAATCTAAGAGCACTTATAAATCAAGAAGCACAGTATGAATTGTGTTTTGGAAACAGATTTCATGTTAACTCAGGTGGATTTAACATAAAAAGCACTGGATTTACTATTATTAATGAACCAGACATTGTTTATCTAACAGATATTCCTAATGCAGATGGAAGAACTGGTGTTCTTTCAATAGTTAAACCTATTGAGGAAACTGGAGAGAATAGAGTTGTTATTAAATCTGCAGGTATTGTAGATTACATAAAGGGAGAAGTTATTCTAACCACAACTTTGATAACTAGTACTGTTTTAGCAGATGATATAATTGAAGTTCAAGCATTCCCAGAATCCAATGATGTAGTTGGATTAAAGGATCTATATCTTGAGTTTGATGTTTCAAAAAGTACGATAAATATGGTTAAAGACACTATATCTTCAGGTGAGAAGATTTCAGGAGTTGGATTTAAGGTAACATCTAGTTATAGCAATGGAGAGCTAAAAAGAGGATAAAATATGATACAAACTGGTATCGAATCGAGAGTAAAGGTTCACCAACTGATAGAGGGACAATTACCCGAATATATTTTAGATCAAAGTCCCAAGACAGTAGACTTATTTCAGCAATACTACCGTTCACAGGAGTATCAAGGAGGTCCTATTGACCTAGTTGATAATCTTGATCAGTATTTAAGTCTTGATCAGTTAACACCGCAAGTTATTGTAGGTGTTACTTCTCTTACTGCAGCTTCTTCTTCTACTGATGATACAATTTCAGTCGTTAGTACAAGAGGATTTCCTAATGAATATGGTCTTCTTAAGATTGATGATGAAATAATTACATACACTGGATTAACTACAAACACTTTTACAGGTTGTGTACGTGGTTTTAGTGGAATAACATCATACCGAGATGTACTTGATTCAGAAGAACTTGTATTTAACACTTCAGTTAGTGCAAATCATGATAATGAATCTCCTGTACAAAACTTAAGTTCTTTATTCCTAAAAGAATTTTACAAAAAGATAAAGTATTCATATACACCTGGTTTAGAAGATGTAAATTTTGTACCTGAAGTAAATGCAGGTAATTTTATCAAAGAAGCAAGATCTTTCTACCAAGCAAAAGGTACAGAGGAATCTTTCAGAATATTATATAAAGTTTTATTTGGTGTAACACCATCTGTTATTGATTTAGAAACATATTTGTTAAAACCATCTGATGCAGAGTATATCAGAAGAGAAGTAGTTTTAGTTGAAACAATATCAGGAAATGTTAATAATTTAGTAGGACAGACAATTTATAGAAAAAACAATTTTAGAACAAAAGCAGCAGTTTCTGAAATTGAAATATTAACTAGAAATAATAAGACATATTATAAGTTAGCACTCTTTATCGGATATAGTAATAAAGATCTAATTGAAGGAGATTTTGCAGTAACTCCAAATACAAAATCTATAACTAATGTTTCAGCTGGATCTTCAGTAATTACAGTTGATTCTACTGTTGGGTTTACTCCAACTGGAACTATTCTTAGTGGTATTAATACCATAACATATACTGATAAAACATTAAATCAGTTTTTAAATTGTTCTGGAATAAGTGCTAATATTACTGCAACTGATGATATTAGATCAGATGATACTATAATTGGTTATGAAAATGGAGATCTTACAAAACCAGTTGAATTAAGAGTAGCATCAATTATATCAGATATAAATCTTGCAAAAGATGCGGGTCTTTCATTAGTTAATGAAAAAATAACGGTAAAAGAATTAGGAGATATAATTGATAATCCTTCATCTGCTGCAGAAAGAACAGATAAAGAAAGATTTGCTAACTCTTTCATCTATAATACTAGTTCAAGTTTTGAGTGCTCTGGTATTAATACAAGTGCAAAACAGTTTACTTTAAAATCTTCAATTGATAAAGCAAGTTTAAGATTAAATGATCGTGTTGATATTATAAACGATAGCACTAAAGAAGTGCAATTAACAAACGCTAAAGTTACCGCTATTGATTTTGTAGATAAACAAGTAACATTAGAATATACAGGATTTACTACCGATACAAGTATCCCACATTCGATTAGAAGGGTTCCAAAGAAGGTTACAAGTAAAATTGTACCACTACAATATTCAGACCTTTTTGCAGACGTACAGAACACTTATAGCGAAGATCTTGATTTTGGTTTTTATGGTGAAGAGTTCATGTATGTGGCATCTAACTCTCTTCCATCTTACACATTTAGACAAGATACCGTACCATCAACACCATCTATAGTGGTTGGTACTGCCATAACATTTATTGGTGCAGGTACCACTGAAAGCAATGCATTATTAACCGATACAGGAGAATTAGCATATTCTATTATTAATTTTCCAACAGAAGTTCCATTTTTAACTGGAGATGAAGTTGTTTATGAACCAGAAAGTACAGCGATTACAGGATTAGATACTGGAAAAACATATTACGTTAGAGTATTACCAAATAAACAACAAATTAAATTATATTCATCTAATTCCTTTATTCAAGGAGATTTAAATTTAGAGTTTGAACCTTTAAGTGTTGGAATTGGAGGTAAACATACATTTTCTCTATTATCTGTTTACAATAAACAAATACAACCACAAAAACTTCTTAGAAAGTTTCCATTAATACCTAGACAAAATGATGGATTAGATACCACCACAGAAACTGTTGGTATGATGGTAAATGGAGTTGAAATTAAGAATTACAAGTCCCAAGATAAAATTTATTCAGGTCCTTTAACATCTGTAAACGTAGTAAACTCAGGAACTGGATATGATGTAATAAATCCACCAGTTGTTGAGGTTTCTAATACTGGATCAGGAACAACAGCACTTGTACAACCTGTTCTTAGTGGATCAGTTGAGAAAATTTTAGTAGATCCTCAAACAAAAGAATTAGACAAAGTTATTTCTCTCAGTATAACTGGTGGAGGACCTGGTAATGGTGTTGCTTTAGAACCAGTTGTTGAGCAATCATTCTTAAGTGCTAGTTTTGATGCTAGATTATTAACATTTGGTGGTGGTATAGGAGAATCTGCAGAAACTATCACATTTTTAGGAGATCATAATTTTGCTGATGGAGAAGAGGTTGTATATCGAACAAATGGTAATGCTGCATTAGGAATAGGAACATTTGCAGGATCAGATGCAGATCAAAATAGATTCTTAGTAGAAAATACAAGATACATTGCAGAATTTGTAAATGCACAAACAATTAGATTATATTTTTCTGAAAATGATTTTAGAGCTGGTATTAACACAATTGGATTTACAACTACCTCTAATTCTGGTATTCATAGATTCAGAACCTTTAACGGTAAAAAGACTCTAAAATCAGTTAGAGTTATAGAAGGTGGTTCTAACTATCAAAATAGAGAGTTAAACGTTAAACCAGTTGGTATTTCAACTATAGATCATCTTGTTAACTTTAATAATCATGGATTTAAAGAGGGAGATTTAGTTGAATATCAAAATACAGGAACTGTTATATCTGGATTAGTTACTACTCATCAATATTATATCTTTGAGAAGAGTAGAGATCAATTTAGAGTTGCTGATGCAGGTATAGGTGGAACTATCAGAGATAATTTTGATAGTAGACTTTATATTAAATTGGACTCTATTGGGTCTGGATTCCACCAATTTAAATATCCAGATATAAAGTTAAATATTAATGTTTCGTTCGGTGCAGCGGGTACAGGGGTTATCACAGCGACACCTTATGTTAGAGGTAGTATTGTTGATGCTTATCTTTATGAAACTGGAACTGGTTATGGAAGCACAACATTAAATTTTGAAAAATCACCTAGTGTAAGTGTTAAAAATGGTAAGGGTGCTTCATTATATCCTGTTGTGGTTGGTGGTAAACTCATTAGAGTTGATGTTAGATCAAGAGGATCAGAATATTTTTCTGTTCCTGAAGCAGTGGTTACTGGCGATGGTAGTGGTGCTGTTGTTCGTCCTATTATTAGAGATGGGCAACTTATTGAAGCAGTTGTTATATCTCAAGGAACAAACTATACACAAGCAAAAACTAGCATTAGTGTTACATCAGCAGGTAAAAATGCAATTTTATCCAGTAGTGTTAGATCTTTAACATTAAATGATGCTGAGAGACATGGATCTGAATATCTCCATCCTACTCTTGATAAAGGTTTAGAGTATGTAAATATTTCATATTCAAATGAAATAGCATCTGGAGAATTCAATGATACAGGAACAACACACTCTCCTATAATTGGATATGCTTATGATGGACACCCAATTTACGGTCCTTTCGGATTTAGTGATCCTCTTGATCCTACATCAGGAGTAAGACCATTAGAAACAGGTTATAAATTAGATCCTTCTATTGTTGTAGATCGTCCAAGCGGATTTTCTGATGGATTCTTCATAGAAGATTACACATATGATGCAACTGGAGATTTAGATGTTCATAATACAAGATTTTGTAAAACTCCAGAATATCCAAATGGAACTTATGCATACTTCGCAGGTATAAAAACAGATGGATCATTTACTCCACAATTCCCATATTTTGTAGGAAAAAGATATAGATCTTTAAATCAATTAGACAGCAAAGATCAAACTTTTGATTTAAATGCATCAGAATTAGTTAGAAATACA